CGTAATTTACCCTGTCTCTGACAGAGCGCTGACGGTCGTAAGCGTTATTGAGAGCCAATCACTCTCTCTTAGGGTAGGCCTCACGAACTGGGTGGTCTCCAGAGGCCATGTAACATGACCTGATTAAGGAGGAAAACTCCTATGTCTTCGGACTTGGAGTCGCGAGCCGGGATTTCTTATCTCGGTATGTATCGTAGCTCGAATCCAAATTGGAAACGGGTACTCTCTGGCCTGAGATCTCAGGTTACTACGCCTGCAGTCGATCGCGGATTGGAGGCACGCGTTGTATCCTGGTACACAGGGCTGGACTACGGAAGGGACAACCGTAGTGTCACCGACTGTGAATGGGTGGGGAAAGGGCTTGCCAAATTTGGCTGTCCAATTCATTCCGCCTCAAAAGGTGAATCCACCAGCTTCACCATTCCAGGAGCCGGGGTTTGTTGCTGCCGAAAGGGAGAACGACCCGACTCAAAAGCTCATTCCGGAGTTCGACAGGATATCGGATTCTTACGAATCAGAAGGTCCAAAGTTCGTTCAACTGGAGAGAGAGCTGACACCGGCGGACGTGGCGGTGATAGCACTCTCATTGGCTACCAAGGAGCTCCATTACCCGTTGTCGGAACTGTACGTCGTCCCGAAAACGATCGTGGACCCTTCGCGACCGTGGCCTACGGAAACGCAGTTTCTGCTGCGCTCCGCACTGCGGGTTGCAACGAAGGAAGGCGAAAGCCTTATTCAGTGGATCAAGTGGTACAAACTGAAATTCGTCGCAATAAGTTCAGCGGGGCTCCTTACTTCGATCGCAATGAGCACGTTCTTGAGAAGTCAGCTGCATTGGCTGAGCGTATTCTTCAAGGGGACCGTGGCTTTGACCCCTACGTGGCTGGCCGTCGCGTTCAGCGCGGGGCTTCTGGCCCAAAGACTCGCCTCGTATGGATGGCGCCGCTTGCTACGACTATCGTGGGTAGTCGTTTCTCGAAACCAGTCCTTAAGGGATTGGAAAGAACGAGACCGTTTTCATTTGGTCTCAGACAAGTCGAGAAAGCTGCGCTAGTCGAAGAATTCCAGTCACGCTTCAGGTACGTCTATAGTCTGGATTTCAGTGGTTTTGATTCCAGCATTCCTGCGCGTGTTATCGATGATGCCTTCGGGATTGCGAAGACCCATCTAGAACTGGATGCTAACGATGAGTTAGTCTGGGATCGGTACAAGAACGATTTCATCCACTCACGGCTTCTCACCCCTGATGGTGAGGTATATCAAGTTCACAAGGGCATTCCTAGTGGTAGCGCTTTTACATCTATCATTGGGTCTTTGTCTAACTTGATTGTATTGAACTACTGCTTAGGGCGAATTACTGGCAGTTGTCTCAATGCAGACAGAGTGCAGATCCTGGGAGATGATTGCATCTTCGGGATGAACTCATATGTTCCGTTGGCGCAGCTCTCGGCTGTCGCAGCGGAGCTAGGGCTCACTCTAAGCGTGGAGAAGAGTGTGGTTACTGACTCCTCCCGTGAGGACGCACCTAGAGTGCATTACCTTGGGTACTACTGGAAACATGGTCGGCCTTACCGTCCAATGCATGAAGTGGTAGCGTCACTCGTGTTTCCGGAACGTCATGCTCCTCGCCCTGTGGAGATGTCGTTACTTCGATTGTTTAGTTCAACTAGCAATTCGATCGAGAATTGGTATGCTTTTAGGAAAGCATATCCAAATCCGAACATCGTTGGCGCAATGTTTGATTTTGCGCGTGATGTGGGTGCCCTTGATGAATTCGAGCTTGCTGTGTACGACCTACCTGGTCACTTAAG